TTTCAATACTCATATTTTACCTTTTCTCCAATCGTTAAAAAGAGCAACAGCTAAAGCAACTATAAAAATAAAGAACATAAAACCTAGTCCCAGAGCCAGTTCAGCAAAACCTCTGCCTACCTGAAACCAAAAACCATCTGATATACTCATTTCTGCTCCCTTGGTTCAAACCAATACGCTTCTACGTCACATTTCTGTGGAGACTTAGTTCTCATAGTATCACAATATGAGAAACTATCATACCCTGCTCTTTCGCCAGTGACTGGATCTATATAATTTTTGCTTTTAAGTAATGCATTTGGATGCAAACACTTAGCAAACATTAGTTTATTGTACGTGTTTTCGTAAGGCCCATATCTCCAGAACTGATACCATTTCTTTGGTTCATAAGAACAATACTTACAGTCTTTACAGAACTTCATCACTCTTCCTCATCATAAACTAAAGTTCCTTCGGTGTCAAGAGAAAACTTGCGCTTAATAAATTCAGCGAAGTCTGTATTCTTGAATATATCCATCCAGAAGTCTTTATTATCAACTATGTCGGCTGCTCGGTAGTTTTTTCCTGCAACTTCTCCGGTTGCTCTGTCCACAACAGCATACCAGCCCACCTTGGGTTTTGCAACATATCCACCGTCAATGGCAATATCGAGCAAGCCAGACCAGCGATTAATGCCGCCTTCATAGGATACAGTGACTGGAATCTTTGACTTCTCTCTAACATACCTTGACTTCTCCACATTAATAACGAAATGATAACCCTGAATTTCAGCGCCATCCTTATCCTGCTGGCGACCAAGAATCCAAATATTGTCTGCTCCATAATAAGCGCCAGTACCACCACCAACGACAGCCTTCGGGAACATACCAATTTCCATGTATGTATGATTGACAGCTACAAGAGGAATATCCTTCAATGTAAGATGTGGTGTAATCATACGGAACAGAGACTTTAGCTGCTTAGCACGAGACATGTCGGCTACTGACTTCTCATTCATGGCATCTTCAACTTCCTTCTTAGAAGCTAGATTGCCAATAGAGTCAACAATAATCAGAACCTGATCTTCACGCTGAATTTCCTTCAGCTGTTTCATAATATCGAACTTCAGTTCTTCAACATCAGTAATTGGTGTGTGAACAACCGAATCAAGAGGGATCTTGAACTTTGTAAAGTAAGACTGCGGAGTGCCAAACTCTGAATCGTAAAATAGAATAACGCCATCAGGATACTTCTTTAAGAAAGAAGATGCAAGTAGTAGAGCAAAGCCAGTCTTAAAGTGCTTGGATGGACCAGCAAGCATAGTAAGGCCAGGAGTAATACCACCATCAATAGTTCCTGACAGCGCTACGTTAATCATAGGCACTGGCGTCTGGATCATATCCTTCTTGGTGTAGATCTTACTGTCTGTAAGAGTTGAGGTATAATCAATAGTGCTGTTCTTAATCAAGCGTTCTTTTAATGACATTCCATTTCCTTCATCTTTTCGATCAACTTAGTAATCATATTCATCCAAGCTTCTCTATGTTTAGCTTGATAAAAATTTTTATCATAAAAGTTACCGCCGTTTAATGTTTCAGCAGCAAACTTCGCAAAGTCTTCAATTTGTTTATCTGTCATAGTATAACTCCTTCAAGCCGTAAAGTCAAGACTTAATATATGCATCCATCTTTTTGATGAAAGCATCAATATTCTTTACACGATCAGCGCCATTCCATTTAATAATATCCTTATCTGGATTCTTCTTTAGATTCAAAAGAAGAGGCATGATCATTTTACGTAGACCTTCTAGTTTTACTTGCGTACTACCTAGCTGGTCTTGTAATTCTAGTTCTCCTGCTTTCAGTTCGTCTTCGCTAGTAAAACCGAAATCAAATTCAAAATCGTCGTTTAATTCGTTCAACTAAAAAACTCCTCTAGTGTTGATCTGTGTTCTGTATCCCAGCCAATAACACTGGTAATAGAATTTAGTGGTTCAAGAAACGACTTCTCAAATTGCGTTTCTCGGTCAATATACTTATCAATGAAATTTAATTCTTTTGGTAGTTCATCAGGAACAGCAATAACTGATTCCTGAACAGGATTAGGAACCTTCAGATAAGCAAACCTAATCTTATCGCCATCCTGAATTTTAGGAATTGATGTAATCTTATTTTTAGTAAGCAACCAATTAAAAATCAACGCACCCTTAACATGGATTGGCGAACCTTTATCGTAAATCTGAGACTTATCCTTGTTATACTTCCACATTCCCTTCACGCCTCTTGGGAAAGCAACGTCTTCGAAAGGTAATGTCATAAACTCCTGGCGAAAATCAGCAATATATTTAATCAAATCTGCCTGTTCACCATTCATAATTATTCCGAGAGACTTTTTAATGTTTTCTCGACACGCTTTCGGAGTGCTTGAACGTACCGCCTCAATACCTTGGAGCTTGAGTTTTGGTTCAGAATATTGTACGCCTTCAACATTCCAAGCGTTGAGGATATACATCTTTTTGCCACGCCAGATACCTTTGTTCGCAATTGTTTCCCTCTTCATTTTCATCTTTTGCTGGTATGCATTCATATACACAGCAAGTTCTTCGTAACACTTGTCTAGATAAGGCTGAATCTTTTGTTCGCAAAACTTATCGATAGCCGATACGATTTGTAACTCATCAGTAGTATCTAGGTGTTTTACAAGAGCTTCCATTTCTACGTAGATAGAATCTGTGTCAGAGGCAATTACATAATCAACATTGTCAGTCTTAAGAGTCTTATTCATATACTCATTCATCTTTCTTTCGATCCAACGAATAGAAAGCTGACCAGACATGGTAATTGCTTCAGCATGGTCGAAGTTAAACCAACGGAAGAACTGATTAGCCATGGCACCATAAGCAGAATTTAGCTGAATCTTTTTGGCCATCTGCATATTGTGATAACGAGCAACTAACTTCTCGTCTTCAGAATTAGGATTGTCCTCATAACGCTGCTTGGCTTCAAGCATCAACTTCTTATATTTGGTGCGGTCATTATACATACGCTCCATCAATGCAGGTAAGAAACCCTGTTGATCTTTGCGATAGAAACAACCATTAGCTGCATGAGAATACTGTAAACGAGGATCATATTCTCTCATATCAGAATTACCCTTCAGTAATTCGTCTACTGATGGAAAATCTCGTTCCTTACCAGCAAATGTTTCGTTACTGATATTGTATTGCATGATAAGATGAGGATACAGACTGTTAAGATCGAAACTTACCACCCACTTACTCAATCCAATTTTAGGTTCCTTTACGTGACCGCCAATGAGATTACCTTCCATTCTTTGGTTCTTCATAGCAGGAATAACAATGTTCTGCTCGAGCAAGTAGTTATGAATGATAATATCCCATGGACGAACTGTTGTCATGACATCAGGGTAATTAACCTTGGCGTCATATGACAATGCCATAGTTTGTTCAAGGAACTTTAGTTTATCCTCTAGACGATCAACAAGAACAGTATCGTGAATATTATACTCAATAAACTTTTGATAATCATTCTTGTATAGTTCTAATAGATTACCATATTCAGAGTAATCAATCTTCTTTTCTCCCAGTTCTACTTGGGCAATGAAGTCGAGCTTATACGATTCCTGATTACCAAACATGAACTTACGATACAGCTGGTAATAGTCAAGAACTGCAATGCCAGCAGGATTATAAGACTGATTTTCTTTGCCTCGGAACTCAACAATCTTTTCATCTAGAATATGCCAAGGAGATAAACGACGAGCTTCCTTTTCGTTAAATAGGTTTTTGATACGATTGACGATGTATGGAATATCGAAGAACTCAATGTTCCAACCTGTAATAATATCTAGATCCAAACCATCCCAACAATCAAGAAACTGTTGAATTAATTCGTATTCATCTTTACACTGAACATAATGTGTGTTTGGATCTTGGTTGTGAAATTCTCCACAACCAAAAACATAATTACGATTGCGACTGCGAAGAGTAATAGCAGTAAGCGGCTTATCTGCCTTTTGAATATCAGGAAATCCTTCATCGGCGGCGCACTCAATATCGATCGTTGCGATGTTAACTAGCTTAGGATCGTAATCAATTTCGCCCTTGAACGTATCAAAAATATAAAGATATGAATATGTCGTTAGTCCATAGATCTCCATATTAGAGACCTGTTCGTAACGGCTAGAAAAATCTCTGGCTTCTGAAATAGAATCAAAATCTAGTTTTTCTACAGGGCGACCATCTAGTGTTTTATATTTACCGTTTTGTTTAGGAATAAACAAATAAGGAGTATAATTTACAACGTCAGTATATCTTAGACCCTTATCAAAACCTCTTACATACATGCGATTTCCACGCATGAATACGTTTGTGTAAAACTTCGCCATCAAACCTCCAAAATACGCATCCGGTCAAAGACCCACAGATGCAAAATAATATTATACTATATAATTCGTGAAAAGTAAAGGCTCCATCTATAAACTAATGCGCACTTATTTATAGACACTCGGTTAATTCCGACGCTCTCGTGAAATTCAGAGGAGGGAGCCGACCCTTTTAATCCCTCAGCGGTACTTTGCCATCTAGAAGATCAACAATTTCTTGACCTGATAGAGTTTCATATTCAAGTAGTCCCTTAGCAAGGGTGTCTAAGTCTTTTCTCTTAGTGGTTAGGATTTTCTTTGCAGTATCATAACCTTCTTCAACTAGACGAAGCACTTCCGAATCAATGATCTTCTGTGTATCTTCTGCAATCTTAGGAGCACGGAACATATCAGCATTTGGTTCAGAATATGCCATTCTACCAAGCTTTGGTGAGAAACCAAGTTGAGTAACCATAGCACGTGCCATCTTAGTTGCTTGTTGAATATCAGCAGCTGCACCAGATGTTACATTTTCCTTACCGAAAACAATTTCCTCAGCAACACGACCACCCATTGCCATTGCTAGATGAGCAATCATTTCCTTATATGACTGAGAAATTTGATCGCGTTCTGGTAGAGATTGAACCATACCCAATGCTCGTCCACGGGGTATGATGGTTGCCTTATGAATAGGGACAGAGCCTTCCATGTTGAGAGAAACAAGAGCATGCCCACCTTCATGGTATGCAGTCATCTTCTTCTCTTCATCGGTCATAAGGAGTGTTCTACGTTCTGCTCCCATAAGAATCTTATCGCGAGCATCTTCAAACTCTTTGGCGCATACAATTCTCTTACTGCGGCGAGCAGCAAGCAGAGCAGCTTCGTTTACTAGATTTGCTAGATCAGCGCCAGAGAAACCAGGAGTTCCCTTTGCTATTGTTCTTAGATCAACATCTGCAGCTGTAGGAACGCTCTTAGTATGAACCTTCAGGATCTTTTCACGCCCCGTAATGTCCGGATTACCAACAGTAACTTGTCGATCAAAACGGCCAGGACGAAGAAGAGCAGCATCAAGAATGTCAGCCCTGTTTGTCGCAGCAATGATAATAATACCTTGATTGTCATTAAATCCATCCATTTCAACTAGAAGAGCATTGAGAGTGTTATCACGCTCATCATTGCTACTCATAGAATTCTGTCGACTCTTACCAACGGCATCAATTTCGTCAATGAAAATAATGCATGGAGAATTCTTCTTGGCTTGGTCAAACATATCACGAACACGAGATGCACCAACACCAACAAACATTTCTACGAAATCTGAACCTGATAGGTGATAGAATGGAACACCTGCTTCGCCAGCAACTGCCTTGGCAAGTAGAGTCTTACCAGTTCCTGGAGGTCCAACAAGTAGAACGCCCTTTGGAATTTTACCACCAAGGCGATGAAACTTTTCTGGCGCCTGTAGAAACTCTACAACTTCCTGTAGGTCTTCCTTTGCTTCATCAACGCCAGCAACATCTTCAAATGTTACATTAACGTCTTCTTGATTGAGAAGTTTTGCCTTGGACTTACCCATTCCCATAGGTCCGCCCATACCTCCCCGAGCTCGGCGAGACATCCAGATCCAAAGTCCGAAGAACAAAAATACTGGAAGTAGATTGATAAAAATACTTGTCCAGAAACCAGTTTCTTCTGGTGCCTTTGCATCTACCTGAACCTTCTTATTCTTAAGATGTTCAACGAAAGCGCCAATAGAAGGAACGTATGTTTCGAACTCTCTATTGTTTTCTTGAAAATGTCCAAGAACCTTATTGCCTGTTAGTGTTACATCATGAACACGGCCTTCGTCGATTTGACTAAGCAGTTCGCTGTAATTTAGTTCTCTGACTGATGTCTTGTGAGAAGCGTTATCAGCAACCAGCTGATAAACAAATAGTGCTGAAAAAACAATAAGCACCCATGGAACGACTTTTCTCCAGTCCATAATAATTTCCTTTATTAGAAACAATAATACATTATATATTACTTTAGAATATTAGTCAACTATCCAACTCTTGCAGCCTGGAAATGCATGCCATCAGGACGTTTTTCCCAACGGCCACCCCAAGTCCAACCTTCAGCTTCAAATGCTTTAACTAGAGGATGCGCTTCAGTAAACGAGAACTTATTATATCCTGGCTTCTTACCAAGAGCATTATAAGGAGCAGCAATATCAATTGCTAAACCATAAGCATGCGTTGACAAAGAAGCACCACCACGCATGTTACGAATATTCCAAGCTCCTGAGAAAATGTGTAGCTGCGCAGCCTTGATCTTATCATAGTCTCTTTCGTAATGATCCCAAACATGATTCAATACTCGAAGAAGAGAATCAGCGCAACTCTTATTCATCCAACAAGATGTAATCTTAATGTCATCCATCCACATAGTATATGGTAGCTTGACCTGTGTCATGTTCTGCTTGAACTTACCACCATAATCCGGAGTACCAAACTTCTTACGTAGTTCTGACTGTAGAGGCCAAACGTTCTTCTTCAGCTTACTTACTGGAGCAGCTGTATCCTTTACAGTATTAGTTACGTCTTGGAATTTGGTTTCGTCAGCGTCCTTTACTGCCACTTCAGTGGTATAAAGTTTACCGTCAAACACGAAAGTTTCTTTGCCTGCCTTCTTGGCAGCGGCGAATGCCTGTTTAAATGTTGTAGCCATATTAAAATCTCCTATAATGAAAAAGGAGAGGAATTACCCTCTCCTTTATATAGGTTACTTAATATCTACCTTCTTAGGCTTCTTCTCATCAGGAATTACATTCTCAAGGAATACCTTCAACATACCATTAATTAGTTCTGCATCCTTTACTTCAACAGTATCTGCTAGAGCAAAGGTACGAGTAAAGTAACGATCACTGATTCCCTTCCAAATATACGAAACAGGATTTACTGTTTCGTCAGCCATCTGATCAGTGGTAATTCCACCCTTGATGATTAGCTTGTTATTAGCAATCTCAATGTCAAGATTGTGCTTGCCAAAACCAGCAACAGCCATCTCAATAGTATAGTTATTTTCGTCATTCTTGACGATATTGTATGGAGGATAGTTAGGAATTGCCTTGGTGTATGCTTCATTGGCATTAGTAAGACTCTTTAGCATACGATCGGCACCGACAAAGAACTTGTCGAAATTAGTTGTGTTAAATGAAAATGGTTCATTCATGTTGTTTCTCCTTATTAGGCAGTTTAGATTTGTGCTCCGAAGCGGCAGCACTTACATAATATAATATACATTTCACAAAAGTAAAGGGGCGAAGTATCCTCCGCCCCAATTTTTTTTAGTCGGCTAGAAGGGTACGGCCTTCCTTGCCAAGTAGATCAGCAATACGCATTAGGATCTGAAGGACAACACCAAAGACGCCAAGTGCCATCCATCCGAAGAATACGAAGCCCCAATGTAGAGGAGCAACGAATAGTTCTTCCATGAACCAGAACGTATGACCCCATTCGTTTAGACCAACGTTTGGAATAATCATAAATGGACCAATCGCAACAATCAAGAATGCTAGAGAGAAACCCTTAGCAAAGTATGGAATACGTGTCTTAGCATAGAAGAATGCACCAACAGCAATGATTGAATAGATTGGATAGCTCATGTAGAATTCGATAATATGACTTGGAGTAAAGTCAGTATCACGAATAACTGTCATGTGCCAGGTGCCATCTTGTTCTGTAAAGAAAGAAGCACCCCAGTAGATTGCCACTGCATATACAACAAGCCACTGAACGAGAGTTACAAGGCGTCGCATTTCTTCAAGTGGTGTTAGTAGAGAAAAGTCCCTATCACGAGTCTTCCATAGATAACCTGCCAGAGCAAGTCCTGAAACTAGCTCAAGTGGAATTTCAGTCCATAGAATGGACATCCAATATGTCTGGAATTCTGGAGCGAAAGAATCTAGGCCAGCACGCCAGCCATAAACCTGCTCATAGATACGGACGATCAAGTAGAAACAGTTTAGAAGACCTAAACCAATCCACATACCACGTAGATCAACGACCTTTGCATTAACGTCAGCGCCAACTGCGCTAGTAACAGTGCTACTCATATATTATCTCCATTGAGAAAAAAATAATCAAGTGGTCGGTTAGAGTTACATTATTGTGACGTCTTTCCGCCACTCTTGAGTATATTTATACTATAGATTTGCCTATGAGTCAATAGTTTTTAGCAATCATAGAGAAATTATTTTCTCATATATTCTCCACCATTCCAGGTTTTTGCCTCTGGCCAATACTGCTTGCCATCCTTGGGCCAATTCCAGGGGTTTTCTTTGTGATTTGGTGGTTCAATATCGTCATATTCTTCATGACGAATCTTGTCTTTGTAGTAGTGACGATATCTACGGTGATCAATTTTTCTTCCTGGTTTGTCACTTTTTGATGTGGTCATACCAAACACAGGGGTTTTTCTATACGATCTACTCATATCATACCTCCAATTAATGGAGACGCTTACCAAAGGTCTCCCGTGCTACTACCAATACATCCATATTTTGTTGATCCAATATGAAGATTGGTGTCATATTAGCTGCTCTATATTCTTCTGCCGCTTTAAGGACTCTGCGAATACCGCTTTCTTCTTCTTGTGGAATATACTTCACAGCTTGTCTTAAAGTGCTTTCTGGCACTTCAACTAAATTATTTAGACTTGTTATCGTTTTTTTCATTATTATTCTTTCTATACAAATTAGTAAAACCTTTGAAAGATTCTATCATAATATTGTAACCATAACAAGTAGTCATCCAAGCATATTTGTACATTTCGACTAACGGATGCCTTGCTAGGAGATCGTGGTGTCTCTTTTTTATTTTTCTTTTTTTCTTTTTCAGAAGCTGTTTGTTTTGTATCATGCTTTCGAAGAACATTGTTCTTTTCTCATTCAAACCCTGAAACTGTATCAAGAGAGGATCATCGCCCATCAGGCTTCTTGCTCTTTTCATTCGTTTACCGATATGTTTAGAAACATGATACTGATCCAGTAAAATTTGTTCTAGTTCTTCTTCCATTTCAACTTAGCCAGATAGATATACAGTTTAATCCTGCCGATAAATCTATCTAATCTCTCCATAATGGTTACATCTTTTTTATTTAGAAGTAGTCGCATCTGGTAGTTCTCTTCCTCTAGTTTAGCAATGGTATACGCTGCCCTACGAGGAAGAGAGTCTGCATGGACATTGTTAGATTTCTCTATCCAGTCAGCAAGGGCATTAAGTTGCCCTTGCATTTCTTTATAGTCGTTTCTCATAGTTCATCAGTTATCTTATAAAGAGCGTGTGGATACCACTCCATAACCTGCCAGTAATATCCATGACATGATTTATCTTCTTCATTCCAGTAACCTTCGATCCATCCATGTTTCATTTTAGTGAGGTATTTTTCGCCATCAACTGCTTCTTCAAAAGGCACCATTATAAGTTTCATATCAAAACTCTGCTCCCATCATTACACCAGAACCATTACGAATGCGTTCTAGTAAGAACCGTGTTTCTGAAATTATACGCTCCATGAAGTAAAGAGCGTTGTCACGGCGATCCTTGTCGTCAGACTTTGATACAATTCTAACATGAGCCATTCCAAGCAATACAAGACCAAACATCTTCATGTAGTCATAAGATGCAGAACCAGCATTGTTAGGATTTACCATAGCATTACCAACAAGCCATTCTGTTGCCATTCTTAGATCGTTTAGTGCAGCGGTAACAGGTTGAACAATGACATTGATTTCTGCCTCGCCATAAACACCGTTTATAAACTCTTTGCTATCATCAAAGAACTTACGAATAGCACGACCCATGTCCTTTGGCAACTTACGACCAACAAGATCAAGAGCCTGAACGCCATTAGTGCCTTCATAGATTTGAGCAATACGAGCATCACGAACAATCTGTTCCATACCCCATTCTCTAATGTAACCATGACCACCAAAGACTTGCTGCGCCTTTACAGCGTTTTCAAATCCATAGTCAGTAAGCACACCCTTTAGAACTGGAGTTAGTAGCCCGAGACGATCTTGTGCATCCTGGCTTTCATCATCGCAAAGCATCGCCGCTTCCAATACTAATAGACGGGCAGCTTCATTGATACAACGAATATCCATAAGCATACGGCGAACATCAGGGTGATGTATAATACTACACGGAGAGCGAACAACATTCTTGTCCAATCCAGTTGGATTGAGAACAGTACCTTGATGTCTTTCTTTAGCATATTCCAAAGCATTTTGATAAGCCAACTCCGATTGTGATAGTCCTTGAATAGCAACACCGAGTCTTGCCTCATTCATCATAATGAACATAGCATTAAGACCCTTACCACGTTCGCCGATAAGATATCCAATAGCACCATCATAGTTCATAACACAAGTTGGTGAACCATGAATGCCCATCTTTTCTTCAATAGAACCGCAAGTAACTTCTTTATGCTTAGGGACAATGAATAAACTAATACCTTTTGTTCCTTCTGGATCACCTTCAATACGAGCAAGCACAAGATGAACAATAGAACTAGAAAGATCATGTTCGCCACACGAAATAAAAATCTTCTGCCCTGTAATGCGATAAAGTTGTCCTAGTAAAGGATCGTTAACATCTTGAGGAACTGCCTTTGTTTTAATCAATCCTAGATCAGTACCACAATGAGGCTCTGTTAGATTCATTGTGCCTGTCCATTCACCAGATGCCATTCTAGGAATGAAGAATTGCTTTTGTTCTTCTGTTGCTACTTTGAGGAGTGCCTGAATAGCTCCACGAGTAAGCCCAGGACAAAGAGAAAAAGCCATGTTAGACGAGGATACAAATTCGTTGACGCTAGACGCAAGTGCGTATGGTAAGCCTTGTCCACCATACTGTTCAGGAACCGATAAACCAATCCATCCTCCTTGAGCAAACTGTTTGTAAGGTTCATGAAAACTCGCTGGAACTGATACAGTCGAAAATGCAGTATCACCTAATTCAGTATTAGATTTCCAATAAATGCAACCTTGCAAATCACCCTTCTGATTAGTTGGTGCAATGACTTCCTCACAGAGTTTTGCTGCCTCTGTAAGGATTGCTTCTGTGTTCTCGTTTTCAAAACCTAGAACATCTCGTAATAGAAAGATTGTTGATTCAGTTGGTGCGGTATATCTCATGATAGTCC